CCAGCTGGTCCACCTGGTCGACGTGGCCTCGGCCAGACCGGGCCTGGCGCCGGCGATCGACGGGCGGGAAGGGCGGTCCAGGCGGCCGCCGGCGCGTCCCTACCACCATGAGCCAAGGGGAGCGCAAAAAATCCGTGGATTTCGCCCTGTTTTTTCATTAAGTCATTGATTATTCAGGAAATACCCTCCACAACTCCCCGCTGTTTTTCCACGGATTCCGCCTCATTTCCCACTGCGCCGCCGCTGGCCCTTTATCTTTCTCTCTCTTATAAATTATTGAAAAGAAAGAAAGAAATAGCGGGGAAAAGAAAGGCGGGGCAGGGCAGGGCATCCACAGGAAATTCCTCAAATCCACGAACTCACCACACATGCACAAGAAAGCATCCACGGATTTTGCGCCCCCCCACAAGCCATTCCGTGGGACCATTTCAGCGTGTAGCCCTTGACTGGCTTGGCCTCGCTCCACCGAATAAGCCATTCCACACATCCACGGGTTGCGCTGCCCCAGGTCCTTCCTTTCCTGGTCTTGCTGTTCCTGGATTCCACTTCCAGAAAGGTGCATCAATGCCGAACGAAAACGCATGAAATCCAGGCAGACCGAATCGGGCCGAAACCCGCGCAGTCCGGGGACCTGCCACAGATGCCCAGATGCACTAAAACAGTGCCCTTTAAAAGCGCCTCGGGCTCCGGGGGGTCTGAAAAATTCGCCAGGGTGAGGCGCAACGGGTCAATTTATTATCAGTTTGATAATATTTGGTTTCGTTTTATTGCAGAAAGGCAACATTACGAGGCCACAGCCGTCTCGGCGCGATATGCGGGCCTCTGAGGCGTTTATTTCCCCCTGGATGATCGCGGGGGCATCCGGACTGATTTAAACGCTCCTGCGCGTCCCTGGTGAAGATATGGGGCATTGAACAACGGAAGGGCGACAAGGCAGGACCGCGCAGCACCCGTTCAACTGGACAACAGCGGACGTTGCGACCTGGTTGCGCTTGTTCCTGGGCATGAGCGGTTCCGCCGAAGGCGGATTCGGCGGTAGGGGCCGGGCCGGTAGGCCTTGCCCGCTTGCGGGCAACCCCGTATCCCGCCGAAAGCATGTCCAGGCGTAGGGAGGTTGTGCATAGTGGGGGGGGGCTGGTCAGCGGCGTAGCCGCGTCTTGCCCCCCTCGGGGGGCCTGTTGTTTCTCCTGGTTCAACGGGCAGAGAGGCACCCGCATCCCTATGGATAAGCCAGGGACATGGTGGATAACGCGCTGCGTTACCCACATGCCCCACGCTTACCCACAGGGAACCCTTGCGACGTTCTGCCTACGGCCTGACGCGCTGCGCTTGCCCAATTTTTAAAAAAATTGAAACCCAAAAGTCAAAAGCAACCCCGCTTTTCAGGGAGTTTGCAAGGGCTGTGAAGGTAGATTCGTCAACAACCTAATAGGGCAAATATCGTGCTTGATCGGCTGGAAAGCCAGGAGGGAAGGGGCATAGCGCCGATTTTCTATTACGCGCCGTGCTGCGCAGTATTACGCACGGCTGTGCGTAGTCGCTCGCACATTGGCGTAAAACCTACGCACGCAACTGGCTGTTCGTCAATTGCGCACGGTGGTGCGTAGTGGTCAGCACATTGGCGTAAAACCTACCGTCGCGCATTTGCTGGGTTACGCCTCATATTGCGCAACCCATACGCCAATTATGCGCAACCCATGCTATCATAGCGCCATCAACAACCAGGAAGGGAAGCGCCATGTCCAACAACGTCACACTGCCATCGGATCCAGAAAGCACGCCAGAAACGCGCGGCAACAAGTCCCAGGGCTGGCTGCAAACCGATAAGGCGGCGCACCAGGCCATGTGGAAGCTGGGGATTAAGCATCCGATGGCGCTTTCCGTTTTGCACTTCATGGTCTCGCAACTCTCACGCGGCACCAATGGCGTGGTCATCAGCGCGGCCGCTATGGCAAAGCGCATGGGCATCGCGCCTCGCACAGTGCAAAGCACCATCACGATTTTGCGGGACTGCAAGTTCGTCCAGGTCCTGAAATCGGGCAATGCCAATATCTACATCATCAATTCGCGGGTGGCGTGGCAAGGCGAGCGCGGCATGCGGCATGCCTCGTTCAATGCTCAAATCCTGGTGGACGAATCGGAACAGCTCCAATCGGTGGATGAACTGATCGAACAGGCGGAAGAAATGCTGCCGGTCCCGGTCATGCACTTCAACGAAGAAATCCAGCTGGACGCGATCGACCCGCCGACAGGTGGACAGCAGGCCAGCTTGCTACCGGAAGACTAAACCGACGACGAAAAAAGGGCCGGCACCAGGATTTCCCTGGGCCGGCCCTTTTCCTTTTCTCCGTCCCGCTATGCCTTCGCAGGCGCCCCAGGAAGCTCATAGGGCGTGAATTGAACTACATCCATACCCATCCACTCATTGAGCTGTTTAAATCGCTCCTGGAGCGGTTGAATCTCGTTGCGGGCAAATACCTTTGCCGCCGTATCTGCCGCGCCGAATCCGCCCGTATTGCTCGGCACAACGCCAATGAGCTGGGGCGGTACGCGATGCGCGGCCAGCGTGTCGTCGCGCGTGATGTTTTTGATGTTGAAAAATTCATCCTTCGCGGCCACCTCTGACACCGGAATAAGCTGCATCCCGTCTTTCTTTCCGCCGGGCGCGTAGTAAAACAAGTTTTTGAAATTGCCCGGCCCCTTGCTGTTCTTCAATGCATCGCGGATCGCGTCGACGTCTTCCTGCTTTTGTGCGGCGTCGGTCATGTACAAGATATACCCCGCATGGCTCCCGTTTTCATAGTAGCGACGGCGGAACAGCGTCGCCGACTCATTGAGCCAGGCCGAATGCATGGCCGCCAGGTATTGAGGCAGGCCATAAAGCTCCTGGTTGATGTCCGGCTCCATCAGATGGAACACGGATCCAGGTTCAAACTCGCGCGTAACATCCCATCCATTGGTGAACAGATACCGTTTGAAATCGGTACGCCGGCGTACGTATTTTGCCAGCGCCGGTACCAGGGAATGAGGCTTACCCAGGAGGTTGCGTTGCAGCTCCAGGTAGCCATTGCCAAACGTCAGGTAGTCCAACGCCCAGCGGCTAAATGCATCACGCGACAGCAGAGGGTGGGGGATAAAAGTGGATGCTAGAACATCGCGTTTGAAGAAGATCGCGGACGAATGGTGCGTGCCAGCTCGGAAAGACTTAGCCAGGCCAGTCCAACTTACTGGCGGTTCAAACCATTCCCCATTGGTCCAGCACTCGGCATAGTCCAGGATATCGGCCCGCTCCATGCTTGATAGCGTGTCGTCAAAAGTGAAGGCCTGCGCACGGTCAGGGGAGGCAGGGGAGGGCGCTGGCGAATCGGCCAGGGCTTGAGAGTCAGACATTATGAAATCTCCAGGATGGATCTGTTTGCAACCGTCACGCCTTCCAGCGGTTCATTGGCAAGCGCGTGCATCGTTGCCCACGCAAGGTCGGCATGGCCTATTTCCTCGTTGTAGCTGGATTGGTAGGTCACTTTGCTGCCGCTGGGCGTGATGGATTTTTTAATTGCCAGGAAGGCGGCCACCAGGTCAGACCATCCGGCGTCGAACTCCAGACGGCCGTTGCTGATGACGGATAGGGCCTTGAGTACCAGCATGGTTTTGACCTCGGGCGAATAGTGGAACCCGCGCACGGACGGAAAGAACTGTTGAACGAGCTGGTACACGCCCTGGCCGATACCAGTGGTATCAATGCCGATGTATTCCACCGTGTATTTCTCTGTCAGCTCCTTGATGGCCTGGGCCTGTTCCTCGAAATTCTTTTTACGGAACTGGATTTTCTCCAGAGTCCGAAACTTGCCACCAGGGACCAACGGCGGCGCCAGCACAACGCATCCTGCCGAGTCGCCCGACAAGGCAGGGTCGTACCCGATCCAGACCGGACGGAATCCGTAGGGACGTGGCGCCAGGAATTTGACGTCTTCCCACAGGTCCCAGGTATCGACCATGCATCGCTGCAATTCGGAAAATGAGAACAGGGAGGCCGTGGCGTCGATAAACAGGCACATGAGCAAGTTATCGAACTCATCCGCGCTGTATTCCTTGCGTAACTGCTCCAGGTCGAACAGGTTGCAGCCGCCGGCCAGGGCGTCTATGACAGTCAGGATCTGGCGCCACTGGCCGTCCGCGCACAGCCGCCCATCCTTGAGTGCTGCATGAGTGATATCGACGTCGATATGTTCCGATCGAGGGCGGCCACGGTTGTAGTGCGCGCCGGTCCAGAACGGGTAAGCCTCATGCGTGGTGGTGGAGGGCGTGGAAATGTACGTCTTGCGCCAGCGGGCATGCATCGACATGCCGGACGCAACCTTGTTCAGCTCTTTGAATTTCGGGACCCAAAAATATTCATCGAAATACAGGTTGCCGTGGTAACTCTGCGCCGTCCTGGAGTTTGTTCCCAGGAAGTAGAGCGCCGAATCGTTCGGCAAGATGATCGGCGAGCCGGTAATTTCCACATCGGCCGCATCCTTTGCGAATGCCGCAATGTATTCCTTGAAGACGTGCGCCTGCGCTTTGCTGGCTGAAAGGAATATCTGATTGTTCTGTGGCTTGGCTAGAGCTTCCACCAGTGCTTCGCGGGCAAAGTACCAGGTAGCCCCTACCTGACGCGATTTCAACAGATTGCGGATGCGCTGGTCCCGGTTCTCATACCAGACCCGCTGATAGTCGAAAATCGTTTCCTGGAACGCTTCCTGGATGCGCTCGGCCTGTTCCGGGCTGAACTCGTTTTTCGTTCCCTTCCTGGGTCCCTTGTTGCGCTCTGCAAGATTGGGATTCAAGTCTGACGGCTTGCCCGTCTCCCCATATCGGCGGATCCGCGCAACCTTGTCCATCAAGCGGCCCAGGGCGTCAATTTCCGCGTAGTCGTTATTCCCCTTTTTTTCCTTGTCAATCAACAGCATCAAGCGCACCTCAAGGCGGCTTTCTACGCGGTCAATAGGGGATGCCTTGTCCCATTCGTCGCGCTGCTTCCAGGATTCGATTGTCGCGCGCGGAATGTCCAACTCACGCGCGATTGCGGAAATTCGATAGCCCTTGAAATACAGGCCCTGCGCGTACTTACGGGGGTCGGAATCAAGAGAATGAGGAGTGGCAATTTCAGTCATGCCGCAAGCGTATCCGCATCACGCGCGCGCGCGGGGCGCATGCATACGTACCGAGCGCGGCAACAAACACGATTGATTGAGGCAGGGCGCACAAGCGAGCAACATTGAACTCACTTGAACACGTCGAAACACTTTGTTCCTTAACGACCTTTACCCCATGGGGAAATGATGAAGAATTTGAAAATCAAACTGCTGTCTTTCGGTGCGGCCCTGATTGGCCTTGCACTGTCGAACGTCGCCAATGCGTCCCCCTTGCTGTTCGCCGCCCCGATCGCTGGCGGCGGTAGTCTGCTGGGCGCCTCTCTGCTGGGTAGCCTGGGCATTGGCCTGGGCATGGCCGGCATCGTCCCCGCCGGCGGTGGCGGCACCGAGAAGCATGCCAAATCCAAATGGTTCCGCGTGGCCCTGGAAGGCGCAACATCGGACGGCCGCGAAATCTCCAAAGAATGGATTCAGCAGATGGCCGACAGCTACAACCGCGATCTTTACGGCGCCCGCATCAACATGGAACACATCCGAGGCTATACGCCTGACAGCTCATTCCGTGCATTCGGCGACGTGCTGGCCGTGGAAGCGCGCGACGTCGACGGCAAGCTGGGCCTGTATGCGCAAATCGACCCTACCGACGAACTGGTGGCGATGACGAAGGCCCGCCAGAAGATCTACACGTCCATCGAGGTCAGCCCCAACTTTGCCAAGACCAATGGCGCGTATCTGGTCGGCCTGGCCGTCACAGACAGCCCCGCCAGCCTGGGAACCGAAGTTCTCTCTTTCTCGGCTCAACATCCTGAATTCTTCGCCGGCCGCAAGCAGCACAAGGACAACCTCTTTACCGCTGCCATGGAAACCGTGATCGAGTTCGAAGCGGCGGCGCCGTCACATGACAGCTTCTTCACCCGCATTTTCACCAGCCTGCGCGGCAACAAGGAAAAAGGCGAGGCTACCGCCGCCCGCGTGGGTGAAGTGGAGCAAGCGGTTGAGGAACTTGCGACATTTGCCAAAGAACAGGCTGACGGCAACGTGACCCGCGATCAGCAGTACGCCGCGCTCCAGAAGACGGTCGCGGAACTGTCCGCCTCCGTGCAGGCCAGCACTACCAATTTCAACCAGCTCAAGCAGGAATTGAGCAACACCACCGCCACCAAGCCGCGCGACCCTGCACCCGGCGGCAATGGCGGCCACGTAACCGACTGCTGAACCGTACCCGCTGCAATAGCGGCGGCCTGAACCGCCCCCGACTCAAGAGAGAGAGAAAGCAAGATGGATAACCATACCCGCGTGGCTTACAACGCCCTGCTGAAGCAAATCGCCACCCTGAATGGCGTGACCGATGTTTCGAAGAAATTCAACGTCGCGCCTGCCGTTGAACAAAAAATGGAAGCCAAGATCCAGGCGTCCAGCGAATTCCTGAAACTCATCAACATCGCGCCGGTGAAGGGCCAGGAAGGCGAAAAGCTGGGCCTGGGCATGACGCAGACCATCGCCAGTACCACCGATACCACGACCAAGGACCGCGAAACCGTGGACCCGACTGGCATCGACGGCACCCGCTACCGCTGCGAACAGACCAACTCGGACACGCATCTGCGCTATGCCAAGCTGGATGCATGGGCCTTGTTGCCCAACTTCCAGACCCTGTTCCGCGATTCGATCCTGCAGCGCATCGCACTTGACCGCATCCTGATCGGCTTCAACGGCACCAGCCGCGCCGCCACGTCCGATCGCGCCGCCAACCCGCTGCTCCAGGACGTGAACATCGGCTGGCTGCAATCCTATCGCGCCAACGCTGCCCAGCGCGTCATGTCGTCCGGCAAGACCGCCGGCAAGATCAAGGTGGGCAAGGGCGCCGATTGCGATTACCTGAGCCTGGATGCCCTGGTGTTCGATCTGGTATCGAGCATGATTGACCCATGGCATCAAGGCCGCACTGACCTGGTCTGCGTCGTCGGCCGCGAGCTGCTGCACGACAAGTACTTCCCCCTGGTGAACCAGGACCAGCCCAACACCGAAAAGCTGGCGGCTGATCTCATCGTCAGCCAGAAGCGCATCGGCAACGTGCCTGCCGTCCAGGTTCCGGGCTTCCCGGCTAATGGCCTGATCGTCACGCCGCTGTCCAACCTGTCGATCTACTGGCAGCAGGGTTCCCGCCGTCGCAGCATCGAAGAAAACTCCAAGCGTGATCGCGTGGAGACCTACGATTCGACCAATGAAGCCTATGTGGTCGAAGATTTCGGCGCCGGCGCCGTCGCTGAAAAAATCGAGGTCGTGTAATGCCTAGCCCCGCCACGCTCCACTTCCAGCGCGTCAGCGCGGCCCTGGCGGCCGCCAAGGTGGATCCAGGCCAGTCCATGACCGGCCTGGGCATCTACGACACGCACCTGGTCAAGCTGCGCGCCGATCGCGCACGGCTCAAACAGTTTCAATCCATCGAAGCCAAGATCAAGGTCAAGCGCGAAATCCTGCCGGACTACCAGGAATACGTTGCTGGCGTGCTGGAAGCGGGACGTGGCGGGCAAGACGATGTACTCGCCACCATCCTGGTATGGCGCATCGACGTGGAAGACTACGCCGGCGCCCTGGATATCGCGCGGTACGTCATCCGGCACAAGCTCACGCTGCCGGATGAATTCAGCCGCACACCGGCCGCCATCCTGGCCGAAGAAATCGCCAAGGCCGCACAGAAGGCCATGGATACCGGCGGCAAGTTCGACCCGGACCAGCTCGGCCAGGTCCTGGAACTGATCGACGGTCACGACATGCCCGACCAGGTGCGCGCCAAACTGCTCAAGGCGCTGGGCTATGCGCTGCTGAAGAAGTCCAAGAAACCGGCCAAGAAAGACCAGGCACGCGCCCTGGAAGCCTGGCGCGAAGCCCTGCGCCTGGACAGCAATGTGGGCCTCAAAAGAACAATTGCCGACCTGGAAAAACAGGTCAGCATCAGCGCCGCCGGCAATTCCGCCGGCGGTGAATAAAGAGCCTCCCCCGGCCGTGGCGGCGCCGGCTGACGAATGCAACGCTTGACAGTACGCATTTCCGAAGCCGGCCCACCGCCACACTACCTTTTCCCAGCTATGAGCTTTGTTGCCACCGAGCCGGTCCCGGCCCCCAGCACACCCGACAGCGCCAAGGTGCGCAACGACGGCTTCTTCCCGGATATCGAGCTGGCGCATGTGCGCGCCACCGTACGCCTGGACGGCACCGTGACGGATGGCAGGCTGCGCGCTGCCCTGGTCGACGCCATCATCAGCGTAAACGGCGAGCTGGACACCTGGAAGGGCCTGCGGATCGCGTCCGGCGCCACCACCCTGGATGACGTGCCGTCCGTGAGGATCGACGGCGAGAGCGTGAAAACCGCGCATTACCGCACCGCCGTCTATCGCTGGGCAAAAGCCGACTTGACCGAGACTTACCGCGATATCGACAACACGAAAAGCGGTCACACCGAAGCCGACAAGCTGGAAGGCGGCGTGGATGACCACCGCCGCGCCGCTCGCTGGGCCATCAGCGCCATCCTGGGAATCCGTAGCAGTACCGTGGAACTGATCTGATGAAAGTCATTGCCGAGCAAGGGGATACGGTCGATGCGCTCTGCTGGCGCCACTACGGCCGCACGGAAGGCCTGGTGGAGCTGGTCCTGGAAATGAATGCCGGCCTGGCCGACTACGGCACCACCCTACCGCATGGCCTGGAAGTCACGATGCCAGAGCCGCCAACACAACAAGCCAAGGCGCAACTGGTGCAGCTTTGGGACTGAGAGGAAAACGCAAATGGCTGAACCCGCAAGCACTGTCTACCTTCCGCTGTCCGTCGCGGCCGCCTTCGCCAGCCTGTTCCCTGGCATCGACGGTAACGCCCTGATCGGCGCGTTTGCCGGCGCGGCGCTGATCGTCGTCACGTCCAAGGACCTGACGATTTTCAAACGCTTCGCGTACCTGGTCATTTCCCTGGTCATCGGCTACCAGGGCGGCCCGGAAATCATCAACGCCACGCCCATCAAATCGACGGGCGTTGCCTCTTTTTTCGCCGCTGCCATCGCTATCACCCTGGCCTTGCAGCTGGTCGAGAGGATCAAGGCGTTTGACCTACTTTCGCTTTTCAAGAAAGGAAGCTGACGCCATGATCGCCACGCACCTGGCCGCCTGCCCCTGGGCAGTCTGCGCGCTGCTCTGCTACCTGGCCGCGTCCCTGCGGCTGCTGATGTACCGCCGCGACGGAGCCCGGCATCGCCGGCACGTCTCCTGGATCGCCTGGGCCATGCTGGTCACGTTCGGCGCGTCCGTGGTGGAGCTGGCCCTGGCAGACCACCCCGCCGGCGTCATCGACGCGGCCCGCGCCCTGCTGTTCGTTTTCATCGTTTTCGGCGCGCGCGGCAATGTGGCGCGCATCCTGCGGAGCAACAACCCATGATTCTCCAACTCATCCTTCGCCCTGGCGACCACGGCGACCAGGTATTAACCCTGCAAAAGCAGCTCAACGCCGCCGGCTTCCTGGTCGAGGTAACGCACCTGTACGACGATGCCACCGAGAAGGCCGTCCAGGCCTTCCAGAAGTCGCGCGGCCTGGTGGATGACGGCATTGCCGGCCCCAAGACCCAGGGCGCCCTGCGCGGCATCCAGAACCCGCAGCACCTCGGCACCGCCGACCTGGTGAAGGCCGCCGACCGCCTGGGCGTTCCCCTGGCGTCCGTGCGCGCCGTCAACGAAGTGGAGTCGCGCGGCCTGGGCATGCTCCCGGACGGGCGCCCGGTCATTCTGTTTGAACGTCATGTGTTTTGGGACCGCCTCAAGGCCCACGGCATCGACCCGGCCGGCCTGACTGCTGTATCCCGTAACATTCTGTCGCAAACGCCTGGCGGCTACGCCGGCGGCGCTGCTGAGTACGTGCGCCTGGCAACCGCTGCGCAAGTGCATTGGGCCGCCGCAGTGGAGGCAACCAGCTGGGGCGCCTTCCAGATAATGGGCCACCATTGGGACGACCTGGCTTATCCGTCCCTGGAAGCCTTCCAGGAAGCGATGGAACGCAGCGAGGCCGACCACCTGGACGCATTCGTGCGGTTCGTCCTGGCGGATCCTGCCTTGCTCGCCGCGCTCAAGGCCCGCAAGTGGGCCGCCTTCGCCAAGATCTACAACGGCCCGAACTACGCCAAGAACCTGTACGACGCCAAGCTGGCCCAGGCCTACGCCAAGTACGCGCCGCCGGCGAAGGCGGCGGCATGAGTACGGGCGCCAAGCTCCTGGCCCTCCTGGTCATGGCTGGCGCCCTGGGCGGCGGCTACCTCTACATTCGCGCATTGCAAGCCGAGCGCACCGTGGCCACGAACGAGGCCAAGACCGCCAGGGATGACCTGGCGACCGCCAACACCACCATCAAGACCTTGCGCGCCGACGCCACTAAGCAAGCCGACCGCATCAGGACATACCAGCGCAACCAGGACGCGATCGCCACCGACCTGGCCGAGAAAAACGACCAATACAACCGCCTCCTGGAGAGCAATGAACAAGCACGCATATGGGCTGCTGGCCGCCTTCCTGATGACGTTGCAGGCCTGCACCACCACCCCGTCCGAACCGGCGCCGCTGACTACCTTCGACAAGGAAGCGCCGGCGCTGACGCCGTGCGTACTGCCGGCGACGGCGCCCCGCAGTAACGGCGATCTAAGCCGCGCCCTGAACGCGGCCGAGGCAGCATGGGCGACCTGCGCCGCCCAGGTAGACGGCCTCATCGACTACTACCGCAAGGACCCCGCGCCATGATGAAGCCAGCCAGCCTGCGCAAGGCCCTGGGCGATGCCATGCCCGAGCTGCGTAACGACCCCAGCAAATTCCAGGTACACATCGACGCCGGCAACATCATCGCCACCGGCACGAAAGCCAAATCATTTCGATATCAATACGCTATTGAGTTGATATTAATGGACTTCGCCGGCGACTCAGACGCCCTGTTTTTCGCCGTAGTGGAATGGCTCCAGGTCAACCAGCCGGACCTGATGCTGAACACCGATAAGCGGGCCGATGCGATCGCCTTTGAGGTGGATATCCTGACCGATGACACCTGCGATATCTCCATCAAGCTCCAGCTCACCGAAGACGTGGACGTGACTGTTACCGAGGGCGCCCCGTCCTTTTCTCATCGCCCCGAGAAGGTCCCCGAGTGGGCTACGGACGGCTACCCAGGCACATGACCGACGATCTTTCCCTGGTTGAGGATTGGGCCGCGCATCTTCTTTCCCAGCTCCAGCCCCGGCAGCGCCGCGAATTGTCCAAGGAAATCGGGCGCGAGCTGCGCCGTAGCCAACAATCCCGGATCGCTGCCCAGCAGAACCCGGACGGCACGCCCTATGAGGCCAGGAAGCCGCGCAAGCAGAAGAATTTCAGGGGGAAGAAAGGGCGGATCAGGAAAGCCGCCATGTTCGCCAAGATCCGGGCGGCCAAGTGGCTGAAATTGGAGGCGGACGGCGACGGCGTGGCGCTTGGCTTTGCCGGCCGCGTTGCGCGGCTGGCGCGCATCCACCAGGAAGGGGAAACCGACCAGGTGGCGCCTGGCGGCCCCACCTATCGCTACCCGGTCCGCGAACTCCTGGGATTCACCCAGGAAGAACGCGACATGATCCAGGACAAGATCCTGGCGCACGTTACCAGGAAGTGACTACGCCGCCAGGCGGGCGCTGGCCTCCTGGTAGTACGTGTCATTGACTTCACATCCGGCCCAGCTCAAGCCCGCATCCTGCGCGGCCTTGAGGAAGGTCCCGGAGCCGGCGAACAAATCCACTACCACACCCCCAGGCGGCGCCAGGCGGACCAGCTCGCGGGCGATCGCCAGCGGCTTTTCCGTCAGGTGCAGTTTCGGCATGCGGAGCTGTTCCGAGAAAACACCAGGCAAATACACATCATTGACCGGCATGGCGCCCTTGCTGGCCCATACGATGAACTCTGCCTGCTGCTTCATGCCGCCACGGCGCGGCCGACAGCGGCCCGTAGTCTTGTCCCATACCGCGATACCACGCAGCGTGAAGCCTGCGGCTTGCACCACGTCAGTCAACGCCGGCAACTGGCGCCAATCAATGAAGCAGACCACCAAGCCGCCGGACTTCATGGCGCGGAACGATGCCGACAACCAGGAGTGACACCAAAACGCCCAGGAACGCTGGTCCATGTTGTCGAAATCAAAATCCTCATACTTCTTTTTCGTCGTCCCGTTGATGTATTTCGCTTGCGTGGACTGCACACGCGCCGAGCGATGCAGGCCGCCCGAACAATAGGGCGGATCGGTCAATAGGAGGTCAATGGATGCGGGAGGAAGTGAGCGCACAAAATCCAGAGCATCGACCTGGTGCAGCTTGTTTAAAAATGGCGCGGCGATCGCGTCCGAGGATGGTGCAACGGTCTTCTTTTTCACGGCTAATAATCTGGATGGTTGATCGAAATTCGGCCGCAAGATAGTGCGCGATATCGGCAATATTTTGCGACCACCTACATTCTGCAAAGCCGCGCCCAGCGCGGCACGCGCGAGCATGTGTAGCCGACGCGACTACGCACGCAACAAGGTGCATCGCACGCGCGCGAAGGGCAACATTGCCTTCATGGACGCAAACGAATTCACCCGCCAAATTCAGAACCTGATCCGACGCGGCACCATCTCCGCCGTGGATCTGGACGCGCAAAAATGCCGCGTGAAATCCGGCGAGCTGGAAACAAACTTTATCGACTGGATGACGCTGCGCGCCGGCGCCGCCCGCACCTGGAACCCGCCGACAGAGGGCGAGCAAGTGCTGTTGCTGTCGCCTGGTGGCGATCCTGCCCAGGGCATCGCCTTGTGCGGCCTCTACTCGGAAGCAGCACCGGCCCCCAGCAACGCCGCCGGCGAGGATTCCACGCACTACCCCGATGGCGCCGTCATCAAGTACGACGCCGCCAGCTCCACCCTGGACGCCACCCTGCCCGCCGGCGGCAAGGCCAGCATCACCGCCCCAGGCTCCATCACCGTCAACAGTCCGGACGTTACCGTGAACGGCGAAACCGTCACGCTCAACGCCGAGAACACCATCTGCAAGGGCAATCTCCTGGTAGAGAAGCAGCTTGCATTCAACGGCGGCATGAAGGGCAAGGCAGGCGCCGGCGGCGGCGCCACGGCCGTCCTGGAGGGAACGCTGGAAGTTACCGAGGATGCCGTCATCGGTGGCAAGCCCTTCCTGCCGCACTCGCACCAGGAACAAGGCGACGGGAAGCCAGTGGGGCCAGTCCTATGAGCGGCATGAACGCGGCAACCGGCCGCCGCTTGAAGGGCCTGGCGCACATCGCGCAATCCATCGCCAAGATTCTGACAACGCGCATCGGGACCCGCGTGGCTCGCCGTCCGATCGGATCCGAGCTGCCCGACCTGATAGACGCCCCACACCACGACGCGACGCGCCTGCGCGTCTATGCCGCCACGGCCACGGCGCTGATGCGCTACGAGCCGCGCATCAAGGTAACGCGCGTCATCCTGGGCGAAGCCGACGCGACCGGCACCGCCCCCACTATCGACATTGAGGCCTACACCGTGGACGCCGGCGAATTCCTTTCGACCAGCGTTGCCCTGTCGGCCCGGAGTAGCAAATGAGCGCCATCGACCTGAGCACCGTTCCTTTCCCGGCCGTGGTGGAAGTCATTGACCGAGAAGCCATCCTGGCCGAGCGTAAGGCCGCCCTGGTGGCCCTGACCCCCGCCGAGGACCAGGCCGAAGTAGCGGCCACCCTGGATACCGAATTCGAGCCGGCAACCATCCAGCTCCAGGAGAACGCTACCCGCGAAGTCACCCTGCGCCAGCGCGTCAACGATGCCGCGCGCGCGCTGACCCTGGCCTATGCAGAAAAGTCCGACCTGGACCAGCTCGCCGCCAACTTCAACCTGGAGCGCCTGGTTGTCACGCCGGCGGACGATACGACCATACCGCCCACGGCGGCGGTCATGGAAGACGACGAATCCCTGCGCGAACGCATCCAGCTCGCCCCGGAAGGTATGTCCGTTGCTGGCCCGAAGATGGCATATGTCAAGCATGCCCGCGATGCTGACGGCCGCGTGGCGGACGCCTCGGCCCTTTCTCCGTCGCCCTGCGTTGCCTTAATCACTGTTCTGTCCACCGAAGGCGACGGCACCGCCTCGGCCGATCTGCTGGCGAAGGTGGCAACTGCATTGAGCGATGAAGACGTGCGCCCGGTCGGCGATCGCGTCACGGTCCAGAGCGCCAGAATCGTCTACTACACCATCAAAGCGGTCTTGCACCTGAAACCAGGCCCCGAAGCCGAGCCGATCGTTGCCGAGGCCAACCGCCGCCTGGCGCTGTACCAGGCAGAGCGCCGTCGCCTGGGCCGCGCCATCAACCGATCGGCCATCAATGCCGCGCTGTTCGTATCCGGGCTGGCAAAGGTGGACGTGATCGAGCCGGCCAACGATATCGACATCAGCATGCAAGAGGCCGGGTTCTGCCTGGGCGCCGAGGTAACGCAAGGGGCCGAAAGTGTCTGAGCTGCTGCCCGCCAACTCCACGAAGCTGGAGCGCAACCTTGCCACCGTGGGCGCGGCTATTGAGCGCATCCCGGTCCCTCTGCGAGATCTGTTCAACCCGGATCGCTGCCCCGTCGCGTATCTGCCTTTCCTGGCCTGGGCCATGTCGGTAGACCGCTGGTCCGCAGACTGGCCGGAAGCGACCAAGCGCGCCGTCATCAAGTCGTCTTTCTTCATCCACCAGCGCAAGGGAACCATTGGCGCGCTGCGCCGCGTAGTGGAGCCGCTTGGCTTCCTGCTGCGCGTGACTGAGTGGTGGCAGACGGTCCCCGAGGGCGAACCCGGCACGTTCCGCCTGGATATCGGCGTGAGCGACCAGGGCATTACCGACGAAATGTACGACGAGCTGGTGCGCCTGATTGACGATGCCAAGCCGCTGACACGCCACCTCACCGGCCTGGCAATCAACCTGGAAGTGAAAGGCACCGCCACCGTGGCGGTGGCGGCCTTCCTGGGCGACGAAACCACCGTGTACGCCTATTCGCCTGGCCCTGTCGAGGTCGAACTGGCCGCCGGCTTCTACGCCCGGCTTCACCTGGTGGACACCCTGACAGTCAACCCAAGCACCACCCCCAACTGAGGAAGAAATGGCACAGACATTTTTTTGCGTCCTGACCGCTATTGGCGAATCGAAAGACGCCAACGCCAAGGCCCTGGGCATCCCGCTGCGCTTCACGGAAATGGCCGTGGGCGATGGTGGCGGCGTTGTCCCTACGCCTGACAAGAAATTGACCAAACTCATCAACCAGACCCGCCGCGCGCCGCTGAATCAGCTTTCCCGCGATCCGGTGAACACCAACCAGGTCATCGCTGAACAGGTCATTCCTGAGAACGTCGGCGGCTGGTGGATGCGTGAGCTAGGCCTATACGACGAAGACGGCGACCTGATCGCTTACGGCAACTGCCCTCCGACCTACAAGCCGCAACTTGCTGAAGGATCGGGCCGCACCCAGGTTGTCCGTATGGTCATCGTCATGTCCAGCGCGGCCAACGTGGAATTGAAAATCGACCCCAGCGTGGTCCTGGCCACCAGGAGCTACCTGGAGAGCTACGCCGCGCAGAAGGCCCACACCCACAACCCAGCGGACGTGATCCCCGGCGGCCTGGTCGGCCAGGTCCTGCGCAAGAAGACCAACACCAGCGGCGACGTGGAGTGGGTGGACCTCACTGCGGGCGTGAAAATCAACGTCAACACGGTGGAAGAATCGCAGATCCTGGCGGCCGGCCAAACCGTGGTGGACGTGACGAAAGTCACCACCAACGGCATGGTGGCCCATATCGGCGGCGCACGCCTCGACAAGGATGTTGATTTCACCATCAACACCATCGGCCGCTTTACGCTGGCGAAGGCGTGGCCGAAGGGGACTCGCATCACCATTTCGCAAAACGAAACGGCAGGCATGGTCGTTAATCCCCTGGATGCCAGCAAGAACCTGCAGGATGTAGCGGACGCGGCCACCGCGCGAAAGAATATCGGCGCAGCAGCGGCCCTGATGGGAACCGCCCTCATGTGGCCGACCCTGGATTGCCCGGCCTGGGCGCTGGTGCGCGATGGCAGCGCTTATCCGCGCGCCACGTATCCTGGCCTCTTCAACGTCCTGGCACCGGTCAGGAGCGGCACCATTACACAAAACGCTGCCGGCGCCATTGTGAGCGGCCTTTCCCGCACAACAGACCTTTGGGTAGGGATGCCCTACGAGCACGACACCGTTCCAGCAGGAACAACCATCAAGAGCATCGACAGCGCCAACCAGGTCACGCTATCGGCAAATGCCACGGCGAATACTGCGAACGCATCCGGGCGGTTCTTCCTTCACGGCTATGGCAATGGTGGCGGATCCACTACGTTTGGCGTCCCCGATGATCGCGGCCTGTTTGAACGTGGCCTTGACTTGGGGCGCGGCTATGCCAGGACCTACGACAACGTGACCTTTACCGCCGGACAGAAGGTAATCACAGGCTTTACTTCCACGCGGGACTTGTATGTGGGGATGCCTCTAGCGAGTGGCGCGCTGCCGGCCGGCACCACCATTACCGGCATCACCGCCACCACCGTGACGACAAGCCAGGCTCACCTTTCTACCGTTGCCGGGATTTTGACCTCCATTGGCGGCCAGATCGGCGGCGAGCGTAAGGACCACTTCACCGACCACAACCACAAGATCTGGGTCAGCGGCGGCTATGTGTACACCGTGAACACCGGCGGCTATCCGGCTGCTGTCTACAGCGAGTGGGGAACGGCCGGTGATGCCAGCGGACAAGGTGGCGGCCCCGAGACTCGCCCGCGCTATCGCAACTATCTCCCCATCATCGTCTATTGATCCTATGCAAATCTTTCACTACAGCCATGAAACGGGCGAGCTGCTGTCCACCGACACGCCCCCCGGCTTTGTCAATCCACGCCATGCGCTGGCCTATCTGGACGCAAACGGCATCCCGCCGGTGGACTACCGCGCCGGAGCCTGGCGCGAAGTTGCCGACTATCGCGGCCTCTACTGGCGCACCGACACGGGCAAGCAAGAGGAATTCACCCGCCTGGGCGTCACGCCCCAGGAAGCGGGCTTGACCGACCAGGAGCCGCCGAAGTTCGGCAAATGGAACGGGAAGGCCTGGGAGGTGGACCAAGCCGCCGCGAAGGCGGCCCACAACGCTGCTATCGCTGCGCAAATCGCTGCCATCGAGCAGCAGGAACAGCCAGCAGCACAACGCACCTTTGCCCTGGACGGCGACGCCTCTGCGTTGCGGGCTATCCAGGAAAAGATTGACGCGCTCCAAGCGCAGTTCCAGGAGTAACGCACATGAGCCAATTGGCAGACAGCATCATCACCGGCCCCCTGGTATTCCAGACCGTCCCGACCGAGAAAGCCGCCGCGCTGATCTATGTTCCCGGCCTGGGCTGGATGGAGTGGGCAGAAGTCACCGGTACGGGCGCATTCCAGGGCTACCGCACCCTTCGCTGCGGCGCGCTGGAGTTTGGCACCACGACCGCGCCGCGCTCCTATGAAGCCGACCTGGTAGGGGGCTTGGGGTCCAAGACCAGCCAGGCGTCCATATGGGCATGGGCGCAGCAGAACGGCCATGCCGTGGCCGCCGCTGCCTGGTCCACAAAGGTTTTCAAGTTTGCTGATGTGGATGCAAACACCTTCCGTTTCCCGGATCTGCGCGATGTCTTTGCGCGCTTCGCTGGCACGGACGCCGACTCCGGCCAGGCGGTGGCCTTGGGCTCCTACAAGGCAGACACCCTGAAGGCCCACGCCCACGGCACCAACTATGGCGTCATCAGCCAGGGCGGCTATGGCACCAATCAGGGCGGTACGTTCGCATCGGCCGGATACCCAGGGACCACAACCACCACGACCGGGTCGGCCGAAACTGCCCCGAAACATACCGCCTTTATGCCTCGCATCCATATCTGACCATGACACCAGTTACCTGCTACCAGACCGATGACAGCGGCGTTTTCCGCCACGTAGTGGCCGCCTACCCCTTCCCGATGGAAGAACGCCTGAACGTTCCCTATCAGGCTATCCAGATAGCGCCGCCGGAAATCCCGGACGGCCACCTCGCCCGCTGGGTCTCCCCGCTCAAACCGGTGGAGCCCAACTACGACACCGTGGGCGAGTGGGTCATCGAAGAAATCCCGGCGCCGCCGGCGCCCGAAGAACCCGCCGCCGAGGCCGAACAGCCCGTCGACGGCGACGCAACCAACCAGGCCACCGCCTGACACCTCAACCAGGAGAAACAGAAGATGCCAACCGATTACCACCACGGAGTACGGGTCCAGGAGCTGAACGACGGCACCCGCCCCATTCGCACCGTCGCCAGCGCTGTCCTGGGCCTGATCGCCACCGGCAAGGACGCCGACCCCGAAACCTTCCCGCTGAATCGCCCGGTTCTCGTTACTGACGTGATCGGCAAGGCCGGCAAGGCCGGCGACACCGGCACCCTGGCGCGCGCGCTGGAGGCCATTGGCTCGCAGTCCAAGCCCGCTGCCGTCATCGTGCGCGTGGCCGAAGGCGAAACCGATGCGGAAACCACCTCCAATGTGATCGGCACCACGACCGCGGGCGGCCAATATACCGGCATGAAAGCCCTGTTGACCGCCAAGAGCGTCCTGGGCGTTACCCCGCGCATCCTGGGCGCCCCTGGTCTGGATACCCAGGCCGTTACCGCGTCCTTTACCACCATCGCACAGAAGCTGCGCGCCTTCCTCTATGCCAGCGCCTACGGCTGCGAAACCAAGGAAGCCGTCAGCGCCTTCCGCCAGCAATTCAGCGCCCGCGAACTCATGCTGATCTGGCCGGACTTCCAATCCTGGAACACCACCACCAGCGCCACCGAGAACGCACCCACGATCGCGCACGCAATGGGCCTGCGCGCCAAGATCGACAACGAGACGGGATGGCAAAAGACCCTCTCCAACGTGGGCCTGAACGGCGTGACCGGCATTTCCAAGGATGTCTTTTTCGACCTCCAGGACCCGGACACCGACGCCGGCTACCTGAACGCGGCGGACGTTACCACCCTGATCCGCCAGGACGGCTACCGCTTCTGGGGTTCGCGCACTTGCTCGGATGACCCGCTGTTCGCCTTCGAGAACTACACCCGAACCGCGCAAATCATCGCCGACACGATGGCCGAAGCGCATATGTGGGCCGTGGACAAGGATATGCACCCGTCCCTGATGCGCGACATTGTGGAAGGCGTCAACGCCAAATTCCGCCAGCTCATCAACGGCGGCTACCTCCTGGGCGGTGAGGCCTGGTTCGACCCGGACGCCAACGACAAGGACACGCTCAAGGCCGGTAAGTCCTTCATCGACTACGACTACACCCCGGTACCGCCGCTGGAAAACCTGAATTTCCGCCAGCGCATCACCGACCGCTACCTGGTCGATTTCGCCGCCCGCGTAAACGGCTAAACCAGGGCAACCCAAGCAACCATTTAACCAGGAGAAAACAACATGGGCATGCCCAGCGTTCTCAAGAATTTCAACGTGTTCAACGATGGCGAAAGCTACATGGGCCAGGTTTCCGAAGTAGTCCTGCCCAAGCTGACCCGCAAGATGGAGGAATGGCGCGGCGGCGGTATGCAGGCGCCTATCAAGATCGACCTGGGCCAGGAAGCCATTACGATGGAAGCCACCTACGGCGGCATCATGCGCGGCATTTTCAAGCAGTACGGCTCGCTGGCGCATGACGGCGTGCAATTGCGCTTCGCTGGCTCCCTGTCTGCCGAGAACGGCACCGAGGAAGCCATCGAAGTAGTGGTGCGCGGCCGCCATTCGGAAATCGATCCTGGCAACGCAAAGCCGGGCGACATGACCGCCTTCAAGGTCACGACCGAATGCAGCTACTACAAGCTGACCATTGCCAACGAGGTCCTGCTGGAAATCGATGTGCTGGGCAGCGTCTTCAAGGTCAACGGCGTGGACTTGTGGGAAACCACCCGCAAGAACCTGGGCCTGTAACGACCACCACGCGGGCCGACAAGCGCGGCCCGCCCTGAACCTTTTCACCCTGAAAGAATGCCATGAGCAAAGACAAGAACCCCAACACCGTCACCCTGGACACCCCGATCAAGCGCGGCACCTCGGAAATCAAGGAAGTCACCCTGCGCAAGCCGTCCGCCGGCGAGCTGCGCGGCACCAGCCTGTCGGCCCTGGTCCAGCTGGACGTGGACGCCCTCCACAAGGTCCTGCCGCGCATCAGCTCGCCCACGCTGACAGAACACGAAGTTACCGCCCTGGATCCGGCTGACCTGGTTCAAGTGGGGGTCGTGTTCGCCGGTTTTTTGACACCGAAGGCCGTGAAACCGAACACGGACTCCCCGAGCGCGTAGAAGAAGCGATGGCGGATATTGCGGCCGTCTTTCATTGGCGGCCGCTGGACATGGAAGGCTTTTCCCTTTCCGAGCTGATGGCCTGGAGAGAAAGAGCCAGGGCGAGATACAAAGGCGGGAAATAAATGGCAAGTAACGATCTGAAACTGCGGGTCCTGTTTGACCTGATCGACGGCGCCACCAAGCCGTTGCGCAACATCATGTCCGGCAACCAGGACCTGGCGAAATCCTTGAAAGAGACGCGCGCCTCGCTCAAGGAATTGGGCCAAGCGCAAAAGGACGTTACTGCCTTCCGCGACATGAAAACCACCCTCGCCGGCACCAGCACCGAACTGGCGGCGGCACAGGCCAAGGTCAACACCCTGGCCGCCGCCATGAACGGCAGCACCAGCGCCACGAAAGACCAGGTGCGCGAGTTTGAACGCGCCAAGGCCGCCGCAGCCGCGCTGCGCACCCAGCACGACCAGCAGGCAGTCAAGGTCCAGGAGCTGCGCACCAAGCTGGCCGGCGCCGGCATCGACACCGGCAACCTGGCACAGCATCAAATCGAACTGCGCAGCAGCATGGCGGCCGCAAACGCCACCATTGCCCAGCAGCAGACTCAACTTTCCGAATTGGCCGCGCGCGAGCGCAAGCTGGCCGACGCACGCGAGAAGATGAAG